GCCACCCGTGGGTTCTTCTCGCTCTTGGTGATGGTCGCAACGGCCTTCCTCTTGCTCATTTATCAGACCCCCGCACCTTCCCAATGTGCATCGTGTTTAGTACGATCTCGCCGTGGCTGAACATGGTTCCGTCATTCTTGTTGTAGAACTCCTCAACCAAGACAAACTCGTTCTCATTCAGGATGTCGCTGAACTCTTCAAGTGATCCTGCGGGATGCTCACCGATGATCTGGTGGACGCTTACGCCGCTTCGGGATGGCATATTCATGGTGATAAAAAACTTCATCCTAACTTCCTCTTCTTATAAATCCGCCAGACCTCATTCTCAATGTGGGGTCGTATTGGTTCTGGCAGCCTCTTCAAGGCATTCTGTCTCTGGGTCTTGTCCTTCAAGGACAGTATAGAAATTGCCCCATCAAAAATATACTTGCTGCACACGGACTGGATCGCGGGATCTTCGTCTTCGAGCCGCACCTTCCCCGTCAACACGCGCCTTATACGTTCACTCGGCTTTAGCATCAAGCCACTCTTCAAATGCCTGCCACGCAGCATCAGCGCCCAGCGCCAAGCACACAAAGCATCCCGTGGCCCCTGCGGCGCGCATGTACGTCACCTGAGCCTGCCCAAGCGTTGACACCGTGTGATCTCGGCGCTTCAACTCACACACAAAGCTAGGGTTGGATGGTATGATGATGTCGGTCGCGCCCGTGGTCATCCCCTCGCTCTTCTCCTTCGCGGCCTGAAGGTGTGTGCGCTTCCCCTCGTTTCTGGGGTGCAGCGCGACTGCGCCGTACTTTGGATGAAGCCTGCGGAGGCGGGCAAAGAAGGTCACCTGCTCAAGGGCTTCCGAGGGGCATTTCCCTCGGAATTCCATGTCGCCGTACACCTTGATGTCACTAGGGACTTTCATCTTCTCTCTCATTATAGGCAAAGACGTTATAGAAACCACTATTGGCATCTTTTGCATACGTAATAGTCCGTGGAATAGCCCCATCCAAGCTGTCAAACATGGCCTTCTGCACTCTGGCCTTGTGGAAAGTTGGATCTAGCAACACCCAGAAAGAGAATGACCTATAAGGGGTGACCACGTCAACCCTGAGAGTGGCCTTTCCTGAGTTTGAGATGTGGTTTCGCACCCCCCACTCCAATACCACGTCTGTTTGGCGGCGCGTTGGGTCTTTCTTCATCTCCTTGAATTTCACGACAAGCTTGTCATTTGGATCAACAAGCTCGGCCTTGCACTCAATGCAGTACCGCGCCGCGATGTCGTTTTCAGCATCACAAGCGTCGCACTTCTTGAAGGCCCAGCGGTGGCTGCACTGCACCTCGTCCCCTGCCACGTTGACTGTTGAGCGGCAGCGGCGACCGTAATGGGCAGGCATTGGCCCCCACTCGGTCTGAATTGGGATGCCGTCGAGATCTAGGAAGTGGCCAAACTCGTCAATCTCGTACCCATCGTTGTTGGGTCGGGCGGCAAACGTGTTCTCGGCATCGCACAGCGGGCAGATCGCACTCAACTCTGACATTTCATTGTCCGAAATCTTCACCTTGATCTTGGGGTTAAAGATGTCACCATCTGGGCAGTGGCGCTCAAGGTTCTGAGCGTAATCCATGATCAGGCAGTCAGACTTCCCCTCAGAGATGCGCAGCCCCCTACCGATGATTTGCTGAAGCAAACCCGCACTTTCCGTGGCCCGCATGAGCGCGACAACATCAACATGGGGCGCGTCAAACCCAGTAGTAAGCACTGACACGTTGACCAGGTACTTGATCTTCTGGGCCTTGAACTGGCCGATGATCCTGTCCCGATCCACTTTCTTGGTCTTGGCAGTCACAATGGCCGACAGGTGCGGCGGCAGGCTTGCCATGATCTCGTTGGCGTGTTGGACTGTGGCCGCGAAGATCATCACGCCCTTGCGCCCAGAGGAGCGGGCCACGATGTCAGCCACGATCATGGATGTCTTCCTGCCATGCCCGTGGTATGCCGTGTCAACATCAGAGGCGTTGAATTTGCCCGTGCTGTTCACCTCCATCCCCAGTGTATCGTACGCATCACTGCCGATCTCGGATATGACAGGCGGTGTCAGATACCCCATGCCGATCAGTTCCGATGCCGTGATGCGATGGACGCAGGCAGCAAAATACGGTGCCTTGGTCTGGAATTCAGCCACAGGGGTGCCATCCTCCCACTTGTTGAACACGTAGCCCGTATTCATGCGGTATGGGGTGGCGGACAAGCCAATGACGCGCAGGTTCTCGTTGGCGCTGCGCATGGCGTTAATGATCGACTTCACCGTGGGGGTCATCCCGTGGCATTCGTCCACGATCACGGCGGCAAACTGGTTGCCAAATCGTGAGATGGAGTTTGCCACGGTCATCGGTGTGCCAAAGACAACGGGGTACCGCAGGCTCTTCTGGCCTGCGGACGCGCTGAAGATGGACGCCTTAGAACCCGTCAGTTTGTACTTTTCGGAGTTCTGATCCACCAGTTCGGCTGACGGGGCCAAGCACAGGATATGCTTGCCCCCAGACATTTTATTGATCGATGCGGCCACAGCGGCGATGAGGTGGCTCTTTCCCGCCCCCGTGGCAGCCTCAATGCAGCATGGCGCGCGGCTCTTTTTCACCCACCCCATGATGGCATCGTGGGATTCCTGTTGGTACGGGCGGAGTGTCATATATTATTCAGCCTTCTATATTCATCCAGAACGCCAAGCTTTTCTGCGACATCATGCCCACATCCTTTTACGTAATCTCTGCGCACAAAAATTGTTTTTCTGCCACCGCTTTCAAAAGTGACTTCAATTGATTCTTCACCAGTTTTAACCATGAGGTGTATCCAGTCGATAATAGCACTATATGGCTGTTTACGTAGCAGAGTATATTTTTTCATTTCAGCGTCCAGTACGATGACGGCTTCCCGCGCCACGGTTCTAGATCCGCATTGGGCGCCAGTTCCTTGATTGCCTTGGCGTATGAGACTGACCCAGCGCGTTCGACCTTGGTCAATTTCTTCCCGCCAAACATGGAGTTTTCTCCGCCACACATCTCCACAATGCTTTCCAGCAGTTTGGCCTTGCGCTCCTCGGCCTGCGCAATGGCATCCTGAATGGCGCTGTACTCGGCCACCATCTGCAGCGCCCGTGGGGTGTCGATGGTGTTGAGCTTGTCGCCAATCTCGTCATCGCAGATCGCAAGAAATTCCTGATAGAACGCCTCAAGCTTGGGGAAGTTTTTATCAATCCATTTTTGGTCAAACTTAACCATGTCAAGCTTCGATTCATGCGTAGTCCATTGCCAAAAATAGCAAAGCCCACGACCCGTGACAAACATCTGTATTTGCATCTGCGCGTGGTAATGCGGCTGCTCTTCAACAGTTTTGAATGGCACTGGTGGCAGCTTGTCACGCAGGCCGAATGGGCATTTTATTTCGACGACCCGCTCGTCCAAAACATATCCATCTGGGCTGGCACCAAGCCAAGTAAATTTAGGATGCACCACAAAGCTGGCGGGCAAGACATCAACACCTAATTCATACTCAAGAGCCTCGCGCGCCTCGTCTTCGTGGGTCACGCCCCACTGGGTGGCGATGTTGCCCTTAAACTCGCTGGGCAGCCCCTGATAGGAGCGCACCATGCGGCGCATGGCCTCCTCGCGGGTGCAGTTGGGGTCGAGGCCGAGGATCGCCCCCACCATAGAGCCTGTGACGCGACCTCTACGGGCGGCAAACCACTCTGCTGATCTTTGTTCCATGTCTAATAAATCCATAATGATGTGGTGGGGATGCCCGAAGGCACCCCCGTCAGTTCAGTTAAAACGGGATTTCGTCATTTACTGCGCCCTGCGATCCACGGCCCTCTGCCGCCTTTGCCTGCGAGGACTGAAGCTTGGCAAGCTCTTCCGAACTGGTGCGCGGGTTTGTTTTAGGCCCAACCGCACCCACCCAGTTGCCTTCGATCAGCTTCCCAGTGTTGCGGTCTGTCTGCGACCAAACCATTGCCTTGATGACCATCGGCTTCATCGTCAGCGATGACGTGAGGTCAATGTCAGTTGGCATACCGCCCTTTGCAGCCAGCTTTCCGCCCGCATTCGCGTCGATTGCCATAAGCATACGCTTAGCCTTGTCGCGCTTCGCCTTGGCCTTATCCTCGCCCTTTTTCAGAACGGATGGATCAAAGTCATCAACCCATAGCTTCTGAAAGACCTTGCGATTTGCCAATTCCTCTGGCTGCAACACAGTCCAGCGGATGCTGATGTACTTGTCGCCATCGTCGGTGCGATCCCACTTGGCTTCATCAATGGCCGCAAGAACTTGCGTCCCTTCTGGGATCACATCAATCTTGCCGCCGCCAGCGTCAAAGCTGTCAGTTGCTTCAACGTCCGTGCCGTCTGACAGTTTCCAAAAATCGCTCATTTTACGTCATCCTTCTTAGGTTTAATGTTTTCTGGCAAGTACTTAGCAAAGGGGTTTACCCCCAGTTCCAGTGCAATTGGCTCGGTGATACCAAATCGGTTTTTCGAGACGTTTGCGGCCATCGCGTGGCATACCATCTGGCGGGTGCCGTCAGAGAATGCCTTCTTCACGTCACCATCGCCAGTGACGTAGGTTTCGAGCCGAATGAACCCGATGGCATCCACATTGTCGATGTACGGCAGCGTGGACTTCTCGTTCATTCGCATGGCATATTTGGTGTACGCGCTCGCGTCTGGCGGCTCGATGCGAACCGTCTCAGCGTGGGCCACAAACACTACGTTCATGCCGCGATCCATCAGCATACCAGCGGCGTTGCGGACACGGCGGTGAAGGCTCGCAATCATGTCTCGGCCCGCCCCATATCCACCGTGCGCCTGATTAAGGCTCTTGGGCTTCTTGGGGTCTGAGTCGATGACGTGATCTGTGAACACCGCATCCAAGGTGGTGACGGTATCGATTACCAAGGTCTGGTACTCGTGTTCTTCCTTGATTAGCGCCGTCAACTGCAACCACAATTCATCAACAGATTTGATCAGTGGGAATGCGTCTGGCATCATGTTTTTAGGAACAGACCGAAGCCCGTCCTCTGATCGGATGAAGATTGGCTTGGGGAAAGTGGCTGCAAGACTTGTCTTGCCAAGGCCCGCATCACCAAGGATGGTGATGGCCACTGGGCGGTTTTGCGGTTTACCCGCAGTAGCGAGAATACTCATCTTTGCTCCTTTTCTTCTTCTCTACGGGCTTGACCATATGACCCAAGTGTGGATATGTCAACACACTCTCCACGCACCTCAGAAGGAAAAAAATATGGAAAGCGACGAACAATTGCTTGATCGGGTCAAAAAAGCATTGGCTGGCAGGTACTTAACCTTCGTGGCCGAGCAGACTGGGCTTCACTACAATACCATTTGGAAGATCGTGAATGGCAAGACCAAACCGAGCCGCGCCACGCTCGAAAAGCTGTCTACGCACCTATTTGGATGAACACGCACCTATTTGGATCAATTATGGAATATCGTAATTTCTGGGAGGCAGGATACAGTGTATTCGGCCTGTATGGCCGTGGCCCCGATGGCAAGTGCGAATGCGGGAACCCAAACTGCCCCGACAAGAGCCTGTTCAAGCACCCACGGGTGAGCAACTGGCAGCATACGCCGTGCTGGTCAGAGGAGCAGTTTGAGACGATGGAGCTTATGGGCCACTTCAAAACTGGCTGGGGCTTGGTTTTGGGGTCGAAAAACCTCCTCGGTGTCGATGTGGATGCCCGCAACGGCGGCCTTGAGGGGTATGCCGAACTGGTCAAGGATCACCCAGCCATCGCGGGCGCGGGTATGATCATCAACACAGGATCGGGCGGCGGATCGAAGCACTTGCTCTTTAAGGTTCCAGAGGGCGTGTCCCTCGTGTCAAAGCTCAAGAAGTACAAGGGCATAGACTTCAAGTCTGGTGCGTCCTTTATTGTCGGCGCTGGCTCCATGCATGCCAGTGGCAACAAATATGAGGTCGCGCTTGGATCTGTCGATGACATAGATGACTGCCCTGAGAGCCTGCTGAACGAGCTTCGGGTGCCAGAGAAACACCGCGCCGAGGTGAACGGCGTTGACATTGATGTGTCCCACCAAGACTTGGCAGACATGCTTTCGGCTGTAGACCTGTACGACGATTATGAGGTCTGGGTGAAGATCGGCATGGCCGTTCACCATGCGTCTGGCGGTTCAGCATTTGACGTGTGGGACAAGTGGAGCGCGCAGAGTGCAAAGTACGATGCAGGGGAGATGGACAAAAAGTGGCATTCGTTTGGCAGATCCGCGAACCCCGTCACGCTTGCCACCCTTGTACACTACGCCGAGGAAGGCGTGTGGGTCAGGCCCGTCACGTTCACGCCAACTGTCGAATTTGAGGATACGCCAGAAGAGGGCGCTACCATCAGCGACATCGACACGAGCAGCATTGATCTCCTACGGCCCCCAGGCTTGGTGGGTCAGATGGCAGAGTGGATCGAAAGCAGGCCCATGCGCAAGCGGGAGCGCCTGTCCGTCATGGCGGCAATTTTTGCACTCGGCAACATCTGCAACAGCCGATACACTGATGACCTGACGCGCGTGACCTCTAACCTGTTTGTGTTCAACGTGGCAGCCTCTGGCACGGGGAAAGATGCTGTGCAGCAGGCCGTTGGTGAGATCCACAAGGTTTGCGGCATGTCGATGGCAACCCACGGCTCAATCAAATCAGAGCAAGAAATTGTCAGGAACCTCGTCAGAAATCAGCCCAGTTTCTATATGATTGACGAAATCG